CGGAGAACGTTTATATTGTATGAAATCAAATGATATTTTATTAGAACATGGATACAAAGAAGACGAAGAGGAATATAATCCTAGCTGGGCAGATAGCCGTTGAAGAATTAATAAAAGTAGCTAAAGAGGCTATAGTTGATTCAGATGACGATATATCAGCAGATAGATTAAAAAATGCTGCAGCTACTAAAAAGCTAGCTATATTCGATGCTTTTGAAATATTACAAAGAATTCAAGAAGAGGAAGCTATATTAAATGAAAAGCCTAGAGATAGTAAAGAAAAAACTTTTAAAGGCTTTGCAGAGGGGAGATCTAAATAATGTATACTCAAAGCTTATATAAAGTAGTAGATGATCACATCAAACCTCATATAGTAAAAAAGAATAATAGATATAAGAAATGGGAGTATGGCTATAACAAAGAACATGACGTTATTGTTATAAGCAAAACGGGAGAGATAGGTGAAATATACGATATACAAAACCTAAAGATTGCATTGCCAAAACCTAAAGACGTTGTTAAGTTTAAATCAAAGTCTTGGGAAAGAACAGAATTACCGAATGAGCTAAAGAAAATAAAAACAATATTTGATTGGGAAAACTACCCCATAGATTTCAAAGAAAAATGGTATGATTACATCGATAAAGAGTTTACTAGACGAGAACAAGGTTTTTGGTTCAATAATAAGGGTCTGGATACTTACATTACTGGTGCTCACTTTATGTACCTGCAGTGGTCCAAAATTGATGTTGGGAAGCCAGACTTTCGAGAAGCAAATAGATTATTCTTTATATTCTGGGAAGCATGCAAGGCCGACAGCAGGTCTTATGGAATGTGTTATCTTAAAAACCGTAGATCAGGATTTTCCTTTATGTCCTCGGCTGAGACCGTCAATCTTGCGACAATATCCTCGGATTCACGGTACGGAATATTGTCCAAATCAGGACCTGATGCTAAGTCAATGTTCACGGATAAGGTGGTACCAATTTCGGTCAACTACCCATTCTTCTTCAAACCAATACAGGACGGTATGGACAGGCCAAAAACCGAGCTCGCATACAGAGTCCCTGCCTCCAAGTTTACACGTAAGAAACTTGACACAAACGAAACGGTTAAAGAAATCACGGGTCTTGATACCACAATCGACTGGAAGAACACGGGTGACAACTCATACGATGGTGAGAAACTCAAACTCCTCGTCCACGACGAATCGGGCAAATGGGAAAGGCCAAACAACATCCTTAACAACTGGAGGGTTACAAAAACAACGCTTAGATTAGGTAGTAGAGTTATAGGTAAGTGCATGATGGGTTCAACCTCAAACGCCTTAGATAAAGGTGGAGAAAACTTTAAAAAACTTTACTATGATTCAGATGTTACAAAAAGAAACCGCAACGGACAGACTCGCTCAGGACTCTATTCTTTGTTCATACCTATGGAGTGGAACTACGAGGGATACATTGATTCTTATGGCATACCTGTATTCGACACGCCAAGAAAAGATGTTGTAGGACCACATGGAAACCCCATAGATTTAGGTGTTATAGAATATTGGCAAAACGAAGTTGATGGCTTAAAAGGAGATCAAGATGCTTTAAATGAATTCTATAGACAGTTTCCAAGAACAGAGGATCATGCTTTTAGAGACGAAGCAAAACAGTCACTGTTTAACCTAACTAAAATATACGAGCAAATAGATTTTAACGGTGACTTAAGACACAGCTCTTTAGTTACTAAAGGAAGCTTTCAGTGGAGAGATGGTGTAAAAGATACTAGCGTAATATTTGTTCCAAATAACAATGGTAGATTTTTAGTTACTTGGGTTCCACCTGAAAACTTACAAAATCGTGTAATAGTAAAGAGTGGGGTTAAATACCCTGGTAATGATGGTTTAGGTGCCTTTGGCTGTGATAGCTATGATATATCAGGTACTGTTGATAACAGAGGATCTAATGGAGCTCTTCATGGTTTAACTAGTTTTAGTATGCTTGATGTTCCACCTAATCATTTTTTCTTAGAATACATAGCAAGACCTCAGACAGCTGAAATATTTTTTGAAGACGTACTTATGGCTTGTGTATTTTATGGAATGCCTATACTATGTGAAAACAATAAACCTAGATTACTATACCACTTTAAACGTAGAGGTTATAGAGGCTTCTCCATGAATAGGCCAGATAAAATCTACAATAAATTGTCAATAACAGAAAGAGATATTGGTGGTATACCAAACTCAAGTGAAGACATAAAGCAAGCGCATGCCGCTGCTATAGAGACGTATATAGAAAATTTTATAGGTTTACAAGACAAGGGTTATGGTGATATGTATTTTCAAAAAACACTAAACGACTGGAGTAGATTTAACATAAATAACAGGACAAAGCACGATGCGTCTATAAGTTCTGGATTAGCTCTTATGGCTTGCAATAAAAATAGATATAGACCTATACCAAAAAGAGAGATTATATCCTATAGTTTAGGTATAAAAAAATATGATAATACCGGTATTGCTTCTAAAATTATAAAGTAAATGAATATAAATTATAATGCTAACAGTGCGTTTCCCAATCAGGTAGTACCTTTGGAGGAAAAATTAAGTTCTAAGTATGGCTCACAAGTTGCTGACGCTATACAGTCTGAATGGTTTGCACAAGGTAGAACTAATGGAAACAGATATCTAACTTCTTTTAACAACTACCATGAGCGTAGACTTTATGCTAGAGGAGAACAATCAACACAAAAATACAAAGATGAATTGTCTATAAATGGTGATTTGTCTTACTTGAACTTAGACTGGAAGCCAGTGCCTATACTATCTAAGTTTGTAGATATACTAACTAATGGTATATCTAACAAAGACTACGACATTAAAGCTTACGCAAATGATCCTATGTCTATTAAAAAAAGAACAGACTACGCTTCAAAATTAGCGATGGACATGTTTGGCCAAGACATTATACAGCAGGTAAAGCAAACTACAGGAGAAGATGTTTCTAGTACAAGCATACCAGCAATAGATCTTCCAAAGACAATGGAAGAAATGGAGTTGCATTTACAGCTATCTTATAAGCAAGCTATTGAAATTGCTGAAGAAGAGGCTATAACTCAAACTCTAGATAAAAATAAATTTGACCTACTAAAGCGTAGATTGAATTATGATCTTGTAACACTTGGTATTGGTGCTGCTAAAACGAATTTTAATATATCAGAAGGCATAACTTTAGATTATGTAGATCCTGCTTATATGATACACTCGTATACGGAAGATCCAAACTTCGAAGATATATATTATGTAGGTGAAGTTAAGGCTGTTACTATATCAGAAATAAAACAACAGTTTCCTCATATATCAGACGAAGCGTTATCTAAGATACAAAAATCATATAGCAACCAGAACTATATATACGGATGGGGTGCTTATGACGAGAATACTGTTCAAGTGCTATATTTTGAATACAAAACCTATATGGATCAAGTATTCAAACTGAAGCAAACAGAACAAGGTTTAGAAAAAATACTAGTAAAAACAGACGAATTTAATCCTCCACCAAACGACAAGTTTGATAGGGTTTCAAGAAGTATAGAAGTTCTATTTGAAGGTGTTAAGGTTCTAGGAACTGATATGATGCTAGATTGGAGAATGGCTGAAAATATGACTAGGCCAATGGCTGACACTACTAAGGTAGAGATGAACTACACCATTTGTGCGCCTAGAATATACAAAGGTAGAATAGAGTCAATAGTAAGTAAAACCATGGGTTTTGCTGATATGATTCAGTTAACTCATTTAAAACTGCAGCAGGTTATATCAAGAATGGTACCGGACGGTGTGTTCTTAGATATGGACGGTTTAGCAGAAGTTGATCTTGGTAACGGAACTAATTATAATCCAGCCGAAGCGCTGAATATGTATTTTCAAACTGGTTCAGTAGTTGGTAGATCGCTCACTCAAGATGGGGCTATGAACGCAGGTAAAGTTCCAGTTCAGGAGCTATCGTCATCGTCAGGACAAGGAAAAATAGGTGCTTTAGTAAGCACGTACAATTTTTACGTTCAAATGATTAGAGACGTAACAGGTCTTAATGAGGCTAGAGATGGTAGTTTACCAGATAGAGATACACTAGTTGGGCTACAAAAAATAGCTGCACAGCAATCAAATATAGCTACCAAGCATATTAACAATGCTAGCTTATACCTAACATTAAGGCTGTGTGAGAATATCTCTAAAAAACTAGCTGATGTAGTTAGATTTCCTTTGACAGCCGAGTCTTTAAAAAATTCTATATCTACTTTTAATGTTAGAACACTACAAGAGGTTGCTAACTTAAATCTCCATGACTTTGGTATATTTCTAGACTTAGAACCTGACGAAGAAGAAAAAGCACAGCTTGAACAAAACATACAAGTAGCATTGCAAACAGGTGGTATTGACTTAGAAGACGCTATTGACCTTAGACAGATACGTAATTTGAAACTAGCTAATCAAATGCTTAAGCAAAAACGTAGACTAAAGCAAGAGAGAGATCAAAAAGCAGCTCAGGCTAATATGCAGGCTCAAGCTCAAGCAAACGGCCAACTAGCAGAGCAGACGGCTATGGCTGAGACTCAAAAGCAACAAATATTGACTGATCAAAAAATGCAACTAGAGCAAGCTAAGTCTCAGTTTGAAATACAGCGAATGCAAGCAGAGGCATCTATAAAAAGAGAGCTTATGGCAGAAGAGTTTAATTACAACGTGCAACTAGCTAAAGAAAGATTTAATGGAGAGAAAGGTAAAGAAGGAGATATTGAAGACAGGAAAGACAAAAGAGCTAGAATAATAGGAACACAACAATCACAAATGATACAGCAGAGACAGAACGATGGAACGCCTATCGATTTTGAATCTACTAACGATAATTTAGGTGACTTTGGCTTGGAGGCCTTTGGTCCTAAATAATTTTTAATTTTATAATATTATATTATGTCAGAAGTAAATCAGGCCGTAGAGGTCAAGCAAGAAGGTGAGTTTTCTTTAAAAGGTAAGAAAAAAACGCCAAAGAAATTTTCCGATACATCAAACAACGAACCGGTTAAGGTTGATTTAACAAAACCAGAAGCACAAGGAGAGGTTATACCAGATGTTATAAAGGTTGATTTAACAGAAAAAAAAGAAACAGATGCCATTCAAGAGCCAAGTACAGAGAGCGTGGATGCACATGAACCACCCGCAGATGGCAAAGAAGTGGGAGAAACACATGCCAAGCCCCAAGAAGTTACAATCCAAGAAATAACTGAAGAAGAGGTAGAAGAAAAAACAACAGAGCTTTACGAAGAAGCAGAGCAAGCCGTTAAAGACCAAGTCACACAAGGTAAAGTATTACCTGAAAACATACAATCACTTGTAGACTTTATGTCTAATACAGGTGGAACAATAGAGGATTACGTAAGACTAAATCACGACTACTCTAATGTAAATGAAAAAGTATTACTCAATGAGTACTACAAACAAACTAAACCTCATCTTGACAAAGAAGAAGTTGATTTCCTTATGGAAGACAATTTTGATTACGATGAGGAACTTGATGAGCCAAGGGATATTAGAAAAAAGAAATTGGCTTTCAAGGAAGAAGTTGCTAAAGCCCGTAAGGAGCTTGATGCTATGAAGGATAAATACTACCAGGAGATCAAGTTGAGACCTGGTGCTACCCAAGATCAGCAAAAAGCTACGGACTTTTTCAATAGATACAAGCAGCAAGAAGAGAATGCGAAAACTCTTCAGCAGGATTTTAAAGTACAAACTGAACAGATTTTTAATGATGATTTCAAAGGTTTTGATTTCAGTTTAGGAGAAAAGAAGTTTAGATATAAGCTACAAAATCCTTCTGATGTAGGAAAATCACAGCTCAATATAAACACTTTTGTTTCAAAATTTGTAGACAAAAATGGAGCCGTGACGGATCCTTCTGGTTATCACAAAGCTATGTATGCTGCTATGAACTCGGATAAAATCGCTAATCATTTTTACGAGCAAGGAAGAGCTGACGGTGTTAAAAACATTGTTGACTCATCTAAAAACTTAAGTAACGACAAGCCTAGGCAGGTTGCCGATGGAAACGTCTTTATAAACGGTTTAAAAGTAAAATCAATAAGTGGATTAGATTCGTCTAAACTAAAAATTAAAAAACGAAACTTTAACTAATTAAACTTTTAAATTATGGCATTAACACCACAATTTGGTTCGATAGTACCATCGCAGCTGCAACAGCCGCTTGCTAATAACTATCTAACATTTGACGGCGCAGCTGGTGGAAACTTTGCGCAACAATACTTACCTGAACTTTACGAAGCAGAAGTAGAGCGTTACGGAAATCGTACGTTATCTGGATTCTTACGTATGGTTGGGGCTGAACTACCAATGACATCTGATCAAGTAATATGGTCTGAGCAAAATAGACTACATGTAGCCTATGACAACTGTGTAATTAACAGTGCCGCAGGTACTATTACTATTCCAGTTGCTGCAACCATTATTAACGTTATATCTCCACAACAAACTATCGTTGTGATGGATGACTTTGGTGGAGAATCAAAGTGTTTAGTAACGGGATCACAAACTGCAACAGGTGTATTAAACGTGTTACCTTACGGTTCTGCTACATTAGCTACTGAAGGACTAGTTGGCACTGTAAAGATATTTGTTTACGGTTCTGAATATCCAAAAGGAACAAACACTACAATTGCTGGAACTGGAGCACTAGCAGTGGCGGGTAACGATTATCCTATTCAAACAATAACCCCTGCTTTCACTCAGTTTTCTAACAAGCCAATTATAATTAGAACTCAATATTCAATCAATGGTTCTGACACGGCTCAGATCGGTTGGGTAGAAGTTGCTACTGAAGATGGAACAAATGGATACCTATGGTACCTAAAAGCAGAGTCTGAAACAAGACTACGTTTTGAGGATTACCTAGAAATGTCTGTTGTAGAAGGTGAGCAGGTTGCTGCTACATCTACAATTGCAGGTGTAACAGGTACAGAAGGTTTGTTTGCCGCTGTTGAAGACAGAGGTAATGTGCAAGTTGGATTCTCTGCTGCTAACGGTATAAATGACTTTGATGATATTCTTAGAAATTTAGATACCCAAGGAGCAATTGAAGAGAACATGTTATTCTTAAATAGAAACACTAACCTTGATTTTGATGATATGCTAGCTGCAATATCTTCTGGATCTAGCGGTGGAACTGCTTTTGGATTATTTGAAAACTCTGAAGAGATGGCATTGAACTTAGGCTTTTCTGGTTTCCGTAGAGGATCTTACGATTTCTACAAAACTGACTGGAAATACTTAAACGATGCTTCTACTCGTGGAGCTATGACTGGACCTGCGTCTATTGAGGGTATGTTAGTTCCTGCTGGAACTTCTACTGTTTACGATCAGATTCTAGGAACAAATATCAGACGACCATTCTTACACGTTCGTTACCGTGCTTCACAAGCCGATGACAGACGCATGAAGTCTTGGTTAACTGGTTCTGTTGGTGGAGCTTTCACTAGCGACCTAGATGCTATGACTGTAAACTTCTTATCTGAAAGATGTTTAGTTGTACAAGCTGCAAATAACTTCGTGTTATTTAAAGGAGTGTAATCACTCAATAATAATCATCCCTGTCTTCGGGCAGGGGTTTTTATTTTTTTTATAAATTATTTAATTATATTATATTATGGCTAAAAAAGCTGAAGCAAAAAAAGTTGAGGTTGCACCTCAAAAAGAAGTAGTAACAAAAGTTGCTGCTCCATTAATACCCACAAAACCAAAGTGGGAAATAAAACCTAGAACTTATATTGTTAAAGGTAACAAACAACCATTAACATTAACAATTCCAGGTAAACATACTAGAAAAAGTCCTTTGTTATATTTTGATAAAGATCAAGTAAAGCAAAGAGAATTAAGATATGCAACCAATATGAACAGTCCTTTTGCAGATGAGCAAAAAGGCGAAGCAACGTTAGGGCATATTACTTTTAGAGATGGTGTATTAAGTGTTCCAGAAGAAAACCAAATTCTTCAAAAGCTACTTAGCCTATATCACCCATTAAAAGATAAAAAATATTTTGAGTTCGACGCTGTTGAAGAAGCTGAAGATGATTTAGATATTATAGAAATGGAAGTGCATGCGCTTAATGCTGCGATGGAAATGGACGTAGATCAAGCTGAGGCTATACTTAGAGTTGAAAAAGGAAGCTCGGTTTCTAACATGAAATCTAAAGAACTTAAAAGAGACTTGTTATTATTTGCTAAAAGAAAACCAGGTTTATTTTTAAACCTAGCTAACGACGAAAACGTTCAGCTAAGAAACTTTGGTATAAAAGCTATTGAAGCTCAAATAATTAACTTATCACAAGATCAAAGAACTTTTCACTGGAGTTCAAATGACAGAAAACTATTCACTGTACCATTTGACGAAAACCCATATTCAGCTTTAGCTGCGTGGTTTAAAACAGATGAAGGTGTAGAAGTTTATAAATCTATAGAAAAAAGAGTATAAACAAGTGATACTAATATATTAGGGTATCATATTAATGGTACCCTGGTGTATTATAATTTAAAAAAGTATGGCTGTAAACGTAAACACTGTATATCAAACAGTACTGTCTATAATAAACAAAGAGCAGAGAGGTTATTTAACCCCTGCTGAATTTAATGAGGTAGGTACTCAAGTTCAATTAGATATATTTGAAAAGTACTTTGAAGACTTAAACCAGCAATTAAGAGTACCACAAGCAGATGTAGACTACTCTGACAGGATTATGAATCTTGACGAAAAGCTAGCTATATTTAAAACATTTGGATCAGCTGTATATGACAATACAAGTAATCCAGGATTATCGTACTTTACTTTACCAACCGTAGACAAATACGGAGCCACTGTAGACTTTTACAGATTAGGTACTGCAATATACAAAGACGATAGAGGTAATCAAATAGAACTACAAAGATTATCTAGAACAGATTTTTACAATATAGAAAGATCTCCTTTAACAAAAGCAACAAAAAGTTTTCCTACGTATTTATACGAAAATAGAGGTAATATAAATAACGCAGGTACAACTATAAACAATCACTTGCAAAACGTTATGTACGTAAATCCTACTAGCATAATTAGCAATATAGAAGTTGATTATATAAGAAAACCTGTTCCACCTATATGGGGCTTTAACACGGCTGGTCAAGGTCAATACATATTTAATGGCAATTATTTTGATTCTAGTTTAGGTACTGGTTCTAGAGACTTTGAACTACATGAGTCAGAGCAAGTTAACATTGTGTTGAGAATACTAGCATACGCTGGAATAATAATACAAGATCCTTCTCTAGTTCAAATAGCCTCGCAACAAGTTCAAGGAAAAGAGGTAAACAAAAAAAGCTAATAGATGGGAGTTATAAACGAAACTAATCAACAATACTATGCAGGAGCTCAAGGCTTTGTAGTTAAAAATCTTGCAGGTGAAAGCAACTTTACTTTTACCTTTGACACTAATTTAGTGTTTGGATCTTTTGATCCCGCAGAAGTAGACTACGCTTTAAATAACTTTAAGTTATATAGCAGTGCCGATGGTATAACTTACACAGAATACACAACTTCTTACATAGTAGTTGGTAACACAGTAAAGTTAGTTGCTTTGCTTCCTCAAAACAACGTTTTGGTATGTCAGTTAAAGAGATTAGATGGCGGAAGTTATGGTGATAGAGATGCTTTTGGAACAACAACGGAAAACAACTACGGTAGTTATGAATATATAACTTTAAATAATATTGTAAATAATTTTATAGTAGCTTACGTTGGTGCTGGTAAATTAGTACCAAGCGTAAAAAGAACTGACTTAGTTTTTCATGCAAAACGTGCTTTACAAGAATTTAGTTATGATACTTTAAAAAGTGTTAAATCTCAAGAGCTTACTATACCACCTAGCTTAAGCGTTGTTATACCACAAGACTACGTAAACTATGTTCGTATGTCGTGGATTGATATGGCCGGCGTACAAAGAATAATATACCCCGCAAACAATCTAACTGACTCTCCTTATAGAACCCCATTGCAAGACTCTAAGGGTATTCCAACTCAAGATAACTTTGGGCAAAATTTACAAGGAACATCGATAACAGAAGAGAGATGGAAGAGTAATAGCCAAGGCGAATTACAAGGAGAATTTAACGCTAGTGTAGACTGGTCTGGTTTTGATTGGGGTTATGGTGGAATGATTAATGAAGGCTATGGCCGATTATACGGTTTAGATCCACAGTATTCTCAAGTAAATGGCTGGTTTAACATGAACGACAGAGAGGGTAAAATATCTTTTTCAAGTAATTTAGTTGGTAAGCTTATAATACTAGAGTACGTCTCTGATGGCTTAGCTTATGACATGGATAGTAGAATACCTAAATTAGCAGAAGCTGCTTTATACGCATACCTATCACATGCTGTGCTGGCTAGTAGAATTAATCAACCCGAGTACATAGTACAAAGATTAAAAAGAGAAGCTAGCTCTAAACTAAGAAACGCAAAAATAAGATTATCTAACATAAAGCTTGATGAGATAGTTCAAGTTATGAGAGGTAAATCTAAATGGATAAAACACTAGAATTAAATGGCAGAGTTTAAAAATGTTTTTATAAAATCTAAAATGAACAAGGATCTTGACGATCGCTTGTTACCGCAAGGTGAATATAGAGACGCGTTAAATGTACAGGTCAGTAAATCAGAGTCTTCGGACGTTGGTGCGCTAGAAAATGTTTTAGGTAATAGTGATTTAATTAATTTTAAAGAAATTATTCCAGGTAAACCTGATTTGGTTTGTATTGGTTATTTAGTCTCTGAAGTTAACTCCTGTGTATTTTTCTTTTTAACAAACAACACTAAGGCCAGTAACCCAAATGGTAGATACGAAAAAGATCCGTTAACCAAACATTATATAGTAAAGTCAATTATATCACAAGGTTCAGCTACGCAAAGCAACATATTAGTTGAGGGTAGGTTTTTAAACTTCTGGGAAGGAGCTCCTATATACGGGGTTAATTTATTGGAAGAGTTATTATTTTGGACTGACAACAGAAACCAACCTAGAAAAATAAACGTAGATTCAGCATTAAATGATGCTGGTTACTATGTTATAGAAGACACTATCAGTGTAGCTAAGTACATGCCTTACACAGCTCCGGTGTTATGGGATGAAAGCAAATTATCTCCTGGAAATTACGAAACAACAATGAAAGATGTTGCTAGTAAAGAATATCCTAACGGAGGAATAGCTTCAACTAACGGTGCAATCACATTTTTTACTACTTTTGCAATAGACAATGTAAGTGGTTACGTGTCACCAGGATCCACAGTTACAGGAAGCGGCGTAGCGGCTGGAACCACAGTTGTTAGTTACTCAGGTGGAGTTAGTGGAAATTTAACAGTTAGTGTCGCGCAAACTTTAGCTGATAACGTTGAACTAGTTTTTAATGCTAACCCTTACTATGATAGTACGTATAGAGGAGATCCTGATTACTTAGAAGATAAGTTTGTAAGGTTTAGTTATAGGTTTAAATTTGATGATGGAGAATACTCTTTATTCGCACCATTTACTCAAGAATGCTTTATACCTCAGCAAGATGGTTATTTCCTTTTTCCAGGTCAAAAACAAGAAGTAGCTAGCGCTGAAATAGAAAACAACGATATGTCTGCTTCATACAGGAGTACTGTGGTTGACTTCATGGAGAATAAGGTAAATGAATTAACTTTGTTAATAGAAATGCCTAAGTGTGGAGATCCGGCATTACCTCCTACTAATCTTAGTAATGTAGCTGGTCAGTTCAAAATAACAGAAGTAGAAATACTTTACAAAGAATCAGACGGCGCGGCTGTTATGGTTGTTGATACTATTAAATTTGCTAACCAATTTGTAAAAAATACTAGCAACACGTTGTCATACGTTTATTCTGGTACAAAGCCGTTTAGAACATTACCAGAAGATCAACTTACTAGAGTGTACGATAAAATACCTGTAAAAGCACTTGGTCAAGAAGTAATAAGCAATAGAGTTGTTTATAGTAATTTCCAAACAAAACACACTCCACCTACAACTTTAAATTATAATGTAGGAACGCAGCCAAAACAAAACTTCGATGTTGCGCCTACAAACCCAACTCAATGGAGAACTAGTATGGTTGAATACCCTAATCATACTTTAAAACAAAATAGAAACTATCAAGCTGGTTTTGTCTTGTCTGATAGATTTGGTAGAACAACTTCAACTTTGTTGTCAAACTCAGGAGATGGGGCTGTTGGCACCGTTAGTAAGCTATCTACTGTATATTCACCTTATAACGAGGGAAATGGTGTTGTAAATATAGGAGCGTGGCCAGGTGACTCACTTTTTGTTCAAGTAAACGAAACAATAAATGAAGTGCCTGTAGCACCAACGCTTTACCCTGGAACATACATAGGAGATCCAACTTTACGTAATTATAATCCGCTAGGATTTGAAACATGGAAAGTAGTTGTTAAACAACAAGAGCAAGATTACTACAATGTATATCTGCCTGGTATACTAGCTTCATATCCTACAGTAGAGGATTTTGTACTTCCGGCATCACCTGCTTACAAGGAACTAGGTTTAACTTCTCATATGGTTTTACTTAATGACAATATAAACAAAGTACCTAGAGACCTATCTGAAGTAGGCCCTGATCAGCAACAGTTTAGAAGTTCAGTTCAGTTATTTGGTAGAGTTCAAAACACAGCTACCTCAGGTACTATTGATCTAACTAACATTGGTCTAGTAAACGAGCAATACTATCCTTCAAGATTTTCAGATACAGTTTCCACTATACAAGATGAGCTTACTTTGTTTAACCTTACAGCACCTATTGACTCAGGTACTATAGAAGTTTTTAATGGTGCTTTTTATGAAGCAGAATCAAACCCGAGTATAGGTAGAATAAGTACAACTAATCAAATAGGTCAAACAAACCCAGAAATTCCGACCCTTGGCGTTCCGCCGCAACCAGCGTTAGGTTACTCAATACAAAACTTAGCTGTATACGAGACAGAGCCTGTAGAATCAAAACTAGATATATACTGGGAAACAAGTACAAGTGGTACTATAGAAGACTTGAACGCTCAGGTTATAGTATCCGGTGGGC